TGTTGATTTGAGCGCTTTGGCAAACATGCCTGATTTTGTGCTTAACGAAGATGCGGTTCACAAAACTGGTAACGAGACCATTGGTGGCATAAAAACATTCACATCGCCAGTTTATGCGGAAGACGGTGTATCATTAAAAAATAACAATGCACCGTTATTACAAACTGGTCGTACTATCCTTTACGCAAATGCGTCGCAATTTGGATTCCTTAACGGAAACGATAAAGGAGCAATTTTTATGTACAACAACGCAAATAGCCTTGTGTACACTTTGCCTGCTTCGACGGGTACTTTGGCTTTGTTATCAGATTTTGCTCCGTATCTAACCATTGAAGGGGCAGAATCAGCATATCAGACACTTGCAAATCTTTCGGCTGACCTTACGGCTTCTTCAACAAAATACCCATCTGTAAATGCGGTAAATTCAGGATTAGCAACCAAGTATAACAACCCAACCGGAACTACCGCGCAGTATATTCGCGGAGATGGTTCGCTAGCAACTTTTCCTACTATTCCCGTTTTGCAATGGGGTAATATTGGTGGAACACTATCAAATCAAACTGATTTACAAAATGCGCTTAATGCAAAGTTTAATACACCTACGGGCACAACATCACAATATGTGCGGGGCGATGGTTCTTTAGCTACATTCCCTACTCCATATGGTTTATTGCCAACTGGTGGCACTGCTGGCCAAATCCTAACTAAGGTAGATGGAACTGATTATAATGCTACTTGGATGGATAACTATGCTTTATGGACGAGCGTAATTCGCCACGAAGTAAAGGCAGGAGAAGCGATTGGCAAAGGCCAGGCAGTTTATGTTAGTCCTATCCAAGATGGAACTAATATGATTGTTGTCAAAGCTGATAATACTCAGGAATCAACATCTAGCAAAACACTAGGTTTATTAATGCAGTCCTTATCAAATAATGGTTTTGGGCAAGTTATCACAGAGGGTCTTTTGGGTGGCCTTAATACATCTAGCGCAACACAAGGAGACCCCGTATGGCTTGGAACTAACGGAAACCTTATTTATGGTTTAGCAAATAAGCCCGAAGCCCCAAATCACCTGGTGTTTATTGGTATTGTTACTCGTGTAAATGGTAGCAATGGAGAGATTTTTGTTAAAGTTCAGAACGGTTTTGAATTAGAGGAACTTCATAATGTTAAAATAGCGAACAAGTTAAATAACGAAATTTTAACTTATGAGCAATCTACTGGACTTTGGAAAAACAAGTCAATTGCTACAATTTTAGGTTATACACCTGAGCAAACTTTGACGTTCTCGTCTCCTTTAATTCGTAGTACAAATGCAGTTTCAATTCAACAAGCTAGCGCGTCACAATCGGGCTACCTAAGTTCTGCTGACTGGAATACATTTAACAATAAACAATCAGCGCTTTCTTTTTCAGGGCCATTGGTTTTATCAGGTTCTACGGTGTATTTATTGACCGCTTCTTCTGCGCAAAATGGTTATCTATCTGCAAGTGATTGGTCAACATTTAACGCAAAGCAAAACGCAATAGGTTATACACCTGCAAATGATACATCAGTAGTTCACCTTACTGGTTCTGAAACTATTACTGGATTAAAGTATTTTTTTGCTGGCTCTAAACACGATTTGCTTTTTGTAAGTGAAACAGTAGGTTACGCAAGCCAAACTGGCTATTCTCATTTTAAAGCAAACACTAATCACGTAGAATTTATTAATAGCACAAACACAAAGGCTACTAAATTTATTCATGGAAATGGAGCGTATGAGTTTACAATGCCTAACGCTAGCGGAACTTTAGCCCTTACTAGCAATTTATCCTCCTACCTACCTTTAAGCGGCGGCACACTTACGGGAGCTTTAAGCGGTACAAGTGCTACGTTTAGTGGAGCTATAAATTTAACTGGAACGGCTAATAGTTTCCAAGTAGCTTCTATTTTTAGAAACGCAAATAGAGTATTTTTTGGTGGTGATACGGGAGGTTATTACTTCCAAAATTCTGGTAATACTGCAACGGTTTTACAGATTGCAGACTCAGGCGCATCCACGTTTTCGAGTAGTGTTACGGCTGGAAGTAATTTAACTGGAACAAATACTATTTTTAAAACAAACGATTCAAGCGGATATGGAATAGGGGTTGGATATGTATCTGGAAGCTATGGATATGTTACTAGTCAATCTGGTAACTCACCTTTAGCATTATCTATTGATGGAAATCCTAAATTATGGGTTTCAACCGCTGGAAATGTAGGGGTAGGAACAACTGCCCCAATAGCAAATTTTCATGTTTTTGCAACAAATGGTAATGGAGTAGCTATTGGTCAAAATTCAACAACTTCTCAACTATCTGCTAACCTATTCTTTTATCCATCAGATACTACTTCAAGTAAAAGAAACTGGGCAATAACAACCTATTATGACCGCCCAGAGTTATTGCAAATTAGAAGGTCAACTACTGTTAGTGGAAACCCTTATGATAATGGAGTAACATTGATGACATTTGATGGAATTAATGATAGAATTGGAATCGGAACGACTTCGCCAAATGTTAAATTAGAAGTAGCAGATGTAACTTCTAAAATCAGACTTAATTCAACTACTGGAGGAGGGAATAGCGCATTAGAGTGGTATGTGAATACTAATTATATTGGAGATATAACATCTAGCAGTGGCAGCGGTGCAATGACATTCAATCAAGGTCCATCTGCTGGATGGGGAGGCTACATATCATTTAAAACTGATACTACCGAAAAAGTTCGTATTACTAATTCAGGAAGTTTATTAGTAGGAACAACGCAAGCTACAGCAAAACTTACTATTGGAGATGGAGCTAAGGCATCTAATAGCACTCCATTTGCAATTCAAACAAGTGACGCTAATCAAATGATGCTAGTAGTTTCTAGGAATATAAATTTATATTATAATATAGAAGCAATTGAGCAAGGTGTTTCTTATCGCAGTATTTATTTCAATCTTGGTGGAGGAGGTGTTTATGCTGGAACACAAAGACTTGATAATAATTCAGATTTAAGAGTAAAGCACAATATACAGCCCGTAACCAATGCTTTAAATACTATTATGTCTTTAAGTGGCAAAAAGTTTAATATGAAAGACGAGAGCAATGTGTTAAGGTACGGATTTATTGCACAAGAGGTTCAGCCTATATTAAATGATTTTGTAACTCAAAGCACAAGGTCTTATAAGGATGAAGACACGCTTATTGAAAATATCTTAACATTAGAAAGTTCGGGTACAGCTTGGGCCGCGTTATTTGTAGAAGCTATTAAAGAGCAACAAGTTCAAATTCAAGATTTAAAACAACAATTAAAAAATAAATAATATGGCGTTTAATTGGGTAATATCACAAATGGAATCTATCCCTTCTATTGATGGAATGGAAAAAGTAATTTCAAAAATTCATTATAGAGCACAAAAACAACATGAAAATTTTACTGCTGACTATTATAGTGAATTAAGAGTCGATGCACCACACGAAGCGAGCTTCACTCCTTACGATGAAGTGACTCAGGAAATGGTAGAAAGCTGGCTAGAAGCTGGACTAGACACAAAATTAATCGAGGCAAATTTGGACGCTCAAATAGATAACTTTTTAAATCCACCAGTAGTGGCTTACCCTTTGCCATGGAATCCTCAAATTACAGATTCTGTAACGCAATAATGTCAATTATGGTTTGTTAACCATAAAAGGAAAAGCAGTATTTTTATATTAAACATAACCCCCAAATAAAATGGAAAGCAAAAAAAAGATTGAAAAGAAAACCTACAAATTTGCAGAGCTAGAATTAGTCTCAAAATTGATGGCGTCTTGCAAGAATGACAAAGGCTTAAAAAGTTCTGCTACGACATTAAATGCTATCAGAATTGTAAGAAAAGTGGCTGATATCTCCAAGAAATTCTACGAGGAACAAAAGGAGATTTTTGAAAAGTTAGGAGTAAAAGTAAAAGAAACTGAGCAAGGTCAAATTTACGATTGGAGCACAGAAGATGAAAAATTTAAAGCAAAAGTTGATTCAGCATTGCAAGAATTAAACAAAACTGACCACGAGTTTAGCGAGTTTAATCAAATGTCAGAAAGCGAATTTGTTATTTATACACAAGGTCTCGATACGGATGCAGTTGTATTCTTGTACGGGTATTTAGTTAAAGCATCATAAATTAAATTAAAATGGAGGATAACCACACAGTAGCCACGTTCAACGTAGTTTTAAGCATAATGTCAGCGGTAGTATCTTTGGCTACCATTCAGAGCTTGGTAGGAATCGTCGCAGGCTGTGTGGCTATCGTCTCAGGTTTGATGGCAATAAGATATTACTACCACAAGACAGAAGAAGTTTTAAAAGGAGATGGCAAAAAAGATTAGTGAATTTTTCCAGTACGAAGGAGTATTCTCGCATACCCGTTTAATTTCGATTGTCGGGTCTTTTATCTCGTTTGGTGTATTTGTGTGCAATCCTGAGAACGTAGGTGTACAGAATGTGGTTATCGCCATTATTGCTTTTAGTTTGACAAATACGACTGCCTCCAAGTTCGTAGAAAATTTTAAGGTAAAAGGCAATGAATAAGAAATTGCTCATAGTTGGGTCGTTAATAACTATCGCATTGTTATTGGGGGTTTGGCAATGTGAAAAAAGGGAAAAGTCGAATGAAAAACTAACGGAGATTTCTATCAACGGAAAGACATTTGATGTTGTTGATGACAACACGACCACAACTTTGAGCGAAAATCAGGTATCAGTGGCAAAAAATTCCTCCGACTTTAAGCCACAAATCATTTTTATTCCAGGCAAATCGCCAAAAGTAGATACCGCAGAAATAATCAAGCAATATCTTGCGAGCGTAGTTTACCGTGACACTCTTTTTTTGGGCGATTCTTTGGGCACTGTGACGATTTTAGATACTCTTAGGTCAAATCGTATAGCTTCAAGGATTTGGACGGCTAAAATCAAAGAAAAACGGGTTATAAACACAAAATATTTGCAAGAAAAACCCAAGGCGCATATTTATGCAGGCGGTTCAATCGCGACAAATGTTTCGCTAGAAGCATCCGTGCTATATCAAAGCAAGTCAAGCAATATCTATGAATTAGGTATCGGTGCAAACGGGTTTGGGAGCTTCATTAAAGCAGGAATATACCTCAAATTGCGCTAAAAATAGACATTTTTCAATTTTGCTAAATTTAAAATTTGCTCTATCCCGTTAAAATTACTAAATTTGGGTATGAATAATTTACACAAAGACATTAGACCATTACTAAAACTGCTCGTACAAAAGGAGTTTATGCCTAAATATGCGCCATCAGTTACTTGTTTTATTTTTAAATCTCGTGGCAAAACAGCAAAAGGGAAACCGCAGGATTTTACAGATAACGACAAGGAGGCTATTGTACGCGGAATAGTAAAAATGGCAAAAGAGGTAGAGGCTAAATGGGAAAAAGAAAAAGCGGTAATCGCTTCAAAAATAAATTAGTGGTTAATGATTGTAGCTATTTAAAACGCCCTGCTTTTAGCGGGGTTTTTTATTTTTATTCCAAATAATTTGCTAAATTAAAATTTTCCCACGATATTTGCGTATCAAACAAAAACAACTATCAAATGGGTAAACAACTAGCAAAAAGCTCCAGCGAAATTCAATATACGCAGGAGCAGGTAGGCTTAATCAAGTCTCAAATCGCCCCAAAAGCAACGGACGATGAATTAAAATTATTCCTTTATCAGGCACAACGCACCGGACTAGATGCCTTATCGCGTCAAATCTATTGTATTCATCGTCGTAGCTGGAACTCTGACACGCGTGGTTATGATGAAAAGATGACTATACAAACATCGATTGATGGATTCCGTGTAGTAGCGGAGCGTTCGGGTAATTATGGCGGTCAATCAAAGCCAGTATTTAATGAAAAAGATGGGCGTCTATTGTCTTGCGAGATTTCGGTATTCCGTTTTCATGGAACTGAGCGTTATGAAGCATCGGTAGGCTTAGCATTTTGGGATGAATACGTTCCAGTAGGAAAAGATGGACAACCAACGGGTATGTGGAAAAAGATGCCTCACACAATGTTGGCAAAAGTTGCGGAGGCTTTAGCGCTAAGAAAAGCATTCCCGCAAGACTTATCGGGTCTTTACACAACAGAGGAAATGAGTCAAGCAGATTTTATTACTACTGAATCAGTAGAAAAACCTAAGCAAGAATCAGAGCCCACGGCAGTATTGCTAGAAGAAAAACAAGACCTTGGGTTAGAGACCTGGGAACTAGCATTAGCAGAGATTAAGGACAAGAAAGGATTAATGGCATTTTATACTAGCAATGCAAACTCGGTAAATAGCTATCCTGAAATTCAATTATTATTTAAAGTACGTCAAACACAATTAGAACAACAATAATATGCTACAATTACAAAATCAATTTACAGAATTTGGGGTCAAGATGTTAATCGAAATGCCTAAGCAGGAAATTTCGGCAATGGCCCAAGTTATGGTGCATCAGTCCAAAGAAAATGGAGATGATACACTTTCGCAGTTAGCTCTATCTTCAAAGTTTAAGCACTTTTTTACAGAGGTGGAATCACAATTAAATAAGGCTTCAATTGAGGATTTACGCAAATATGATGGCAGTAAGTTATCAAAGCACGGAGTAGATTTTTCAATCACAGAAACTGGAATTAAGTACGATTACACCCAAACACAAAAATGGGTGGATTTGCAAAAGCAAATTGACGAACTAATCGAAAAGCAAAAGCAAGTAGAAAAATTCTGCAAGGCTTTAAAACCAGGTCAGTCACTTACAGAAGTTGACCCTGAAACTGGCGAAGCACACGTTTTTGTGAGTCCATCAAAATCAAGTACAGAATCAATTCGTAAAACCATCAAATAACAAATAAAATGAGCGTAAACAAAGTAATTCTAATCGGTCATCTAGGTAATGACCCAGCATTAAATAAATTGCAGTCAGGAGATAGCGCAACGTCATTCTCTATTGCAACGACAGAAAAATACCCGAATAAGCAAACGGGTGAAATGATTGAAAATACCATTTGGTTTAATTGCGAGGCTTATGGTAAAACGGCAGAAGTGATTGCTCAATATGTAAAAAAGGGCCATAAGCTATATGTTGAAGGCAAGTTAGTAGAAAACAACTATACCGATAAAAATGGTGCAGTAAACAAAGGTTTCAAAGTTCGAATTTCGGGATTTGATTTCTTGGAATCAGCTAAGGCAAATGGTCAGGCACCAGCACCACAACAAGCCCCTCAGGCTCCCGTTGCACCTGCGCCAGCTATGGCGTCTGCACCAGTTGAGCCAGCTTATGTAGGTGGGGATGACCTACCATTTTAATCTAAAACTTTAATGCCCCCGTAAATGGGGGCTTTTTTATTATGGAAACAATTTTTAAAGAAAAAGATAGGGTGTTTGATATTCGTTATGGGTGGGGAACTGTTGAAGAAGTAGATGAATCAGATGATTTAATTGGTGTTGAATTTGATAATGTTAACCCATCAACATTTAGAAAAATTAAGTATTTTAACAAAATAGGATTAGGTACAATTTCATTTACAGAATACACCCTTGAAGGGTTTAGTCAAAAGCGACCAGAAATATTACCCGAAAGAGGCCAAATAGTTTGGGTCAGAAATTTTGGTGAAGCAGAATGGATAATAGCAAAATTTATAGTAAAATCAGCAGGAGGCCGTTATATATGTACCCACGGAAATGCTTATTTAAACGCTGGTATTGAATGGAAATTCATGACAACAATAGACCCTCACCAAAATGAAAAATAAAGTATCACTATATCAGATTTTTTTAACACTAGCAATTTCGTATTGCGTGACAAGCTACATAAATGCAGAATTTAATCCATTCCATTTAGGTGTCGGTGCTAGGTTACTACAAGTAACATTAACTGTAGTCTCATTAATGATTCAATATGCAATAAATGATTTTGAAGAATGAAAAAGGAAAAAGACCTATGTTCAGATTTTATAGATTTTGACGTGTCAAATCCTAAGGTCTACAAGATGTTTACGTTCTTTACAACGCAGGCGTTAAATGCAAATTATAAGCAAGTAGGAGCAAAAATGATTATGGAGCGCATCCGATGGGAAACTTACATTTCTAAGGATGGCAAGCTAAGGTTTGCAAATCAATACACGGCTTTTTATGCTAGAAAATTTGAGTTTTTTAATCCACAATTTAGGGGCATTTTCAGAATGAGAAAGTCCGTAGCAGACCAACTTTTCAATGAAGACAATTTCGCAGAAACAATTGTTGCGCTCTCTTGAAATAATTGATGTTGTAGCAAGGCATTATGGCACTACCTCAGAAGCCGTTTTGTCTCGGTCTAGGAGCTTCAATGATGGCGTAATACCCGCAAGGCTTATGTGCGTATTATTGCTCCGCAAAATCAATTTAAAGTATGAGCAAATAGGTTTTATATTAAACCGAAAGCACCATACGTGTTTGCATGCAATACGCCAGCAAGAAGATTACATAAGCGTTTACCGAAATTTGAAAATTGAATATGAGAATTTTTTAAAGATTTTACGTATTGATGTGCAGTTAAATTTGCTAAAATAAAATTTTGTTTGCATATTTGCGTTACAATAAATCGAACTGATAAATGTAGGAGTTTATAAGTTCGTTTTTCATAGGTTTACCCAAAACCTCCAAGCCCGTTCGTCTCCTACCGTTCGGGCTTATTTTTTTCCATGAAAGAACTAGAACAATCAGTTGGAATGATACAGATAGCAAGTCGTATGTATCCGACGCAGGTCAAAACAGAAATTTTACGTGACCCTAATTTGAGTATGCAGGCAAAGGGGTTGTATGCGTATCTTGAAACCCATTCTAAGTCATTTAAGATTTATAAGTCAGAATTACAAAATCATTTTTCAAACGGAAAAGATGCGGTGCGTAACGCATTTGATGAATTAGTTCAGGCTGGTTACGTGCATTCTATTCGCGTCGTTGAGAATGGAAAATTTAAAGGTTGGAATCATATTTTGCATGACACACCTTGTGAAAATTTTGATGAAGAAATTTACCCGAATGCGGATTTACCGTTAGCGGAAAAACCGATGGCGGAAAACCCGACAACGGAAAACCCGCCACTAAGGTTAATCAATAATAAGGTTAATCAATTAAAGGTAAAAGAAAAATATAAAAAAGGTTTTGACGAATTAAAATTGATACTAGATTCGGTAACTGGAGAACGCGCTGAAACTATTAAAAAATGGTACGCCTATAAAATCGAACGCAAAGACAAGGTAACAGCATCTATGGTAAAAACATGGTTTAAGAAATTCAGCCATCTATCAAACATAGAATTTGAAACCGCAGTCGACCATTCAATCAGCAGTGGTTGGTCTGGGATATTCCCCCCAAAACACCTAATGGCAAAAGCACAAACAACGGCAGACAATTCAGAGCGAATTAAGGCCGAATTTGAAAAGCAGGAAAAAATCAAACAAATAGCACAATCACAAAATGAACGAAAAAATAAGCATTTTTAAGTCGCTCACTAATATCAACGAGCCACACCAGATTACACTTGAATCTGCGCTGAAAAGAATCGAAAATGGTAGTTCGCGTTTGCAGGTAGAATATATTCGTGGGCTATACGAATCCAATGAAAATTCATTAAAGATTCAAGAAGCCAAGAAGCTATTACCGTGCATTACGTTTTCTGGCACGTTCTCTAAGCGTAGCGACAATTTCTTGATAGCTCATAGTGGATTCATTGTTCTTGACTTCGATAAGGTCTTAAACGCAAAGGAATACAAAGCAATCATTTCTGAAAACCCTTTTATTTATGCGTGTTGGATAAGCCCAACTGGGAACGGAGTGAAGGGATTGATTCGTATTTCGGACCCAACAAAGCATAAGGAGCATTTTGAATCCATATTGGATATGTTTCCTGAACTGGATAAATCAGGTGGTAATCTTTCTAGGGTATGTTTTGAATCATTTGACCCTGATATTTATATCAATGAGCAGGCAAAGGTATTTGATATTATCAAGTCTCATAATATTAACGAAATACGTATTCAAAATAAACTGTCTGATAATGATATTTTTGCTAAGCTGATTGTATGGAAAGATAAGCGCGAACAATTTGTAGACGGAAACAGAAATCGTTACATTTTTACTTTGGCTGGCGCTTGTTGTCGTTACGGTATGACAAAAGATATGTGTGAGGCAGAGGTGCGCAATTACTTTTCATTTTCAGATTCATTTGGAGAAAAAGAGGCAATCACCGCGGTGCGTTCGGCGTATAAAGCTAATCAGCATTTATTCGGCTCCGCAGAATTTACAAAGGAAAATAATCTAGTAAACACTTCAACCAGGTCAGAAGTAGTCATAGAAGTTGAAACAAGAATTGTAGATAATGAAGAACGCATTTCAGATATCATCTATCTGAATGATATTTCAACTGATTTATTTGATATTTACCAAAATGGATACCCATCATTACTAGGGGTAAATACCCCATTGCTAGATAAGCATTATAAGCCTTTAAGAGGAGATACAACTGTAATTACTGGCTACGCAAACTACGGTAAATCTACTTTTTTGATGTGGTACTTGGTTATGCGCGCCCTGCTTTACGATGAAAGTTTTGCGTTGTATTCACCTGAATCAGGGGCAAAACGTTTTTACCTTGGAATTAAAAATATGATTTTAGGTAAATTGGTAGCTTATAGTGGTTCGTATGCTGAATCAGACGCTAGATATATTAGTCCGGACTCTATCCGTGGCGCTGATGAATGGATACGTGACCACTTTTATTTTGTGCACCCTAAAGAAGCCAGTCCTACTCCAGAGTATTTAGAAAGTGTATTTTTGAAGTCAGTCGTATTGCACAAGATTTCAGGTATTGTGATTGACCCGTTTAACCAAATGGACAACAATTACCAGAAAGCAGGTGGACGTGATTTGTATGTGAGTCAGGTGATGTCATCACTCAATCGTTTTGCGCAAAATAATAACATCTTTTGCTTTATAGTTGCTCACCCAAGGACACCATCGAATCGCGGTGATAATCAGAATTTCCCTATGCCTGATGCACATAGTATAGCCGATGGGTCAATGTATGTAAATAAAGCGCACCACGTTTTAATTTTTCATCGACCTGATAGAGAAACGCATCCTGACCTAGATACCTGCCAGTTGCGTATTGCAAAAATTAAGGACATGCCTACGCAGGGTAAACTTGGAACTATTGATTTTAATTATACCAATTTCCGTTTCTTCTTCAATGAAAGTGACCCATTGCAAGAAGCTATAGATTCAATACTATAATGGAGGAAAAATACCAGCAGGCAATACAGTGGGCAGAGCATTTTCTGTCCACAACTGCGGACCGTGAAATTTCATTAAAGCCTGGAGTACATACTCATAGTTTGCACTCTAAAATAAATATCTGCAAAATACGTATTCAACATAGCCGAGGTTATGCGCAATACATTGCTTATCGTTCGATTAAAGACATTAAAGACGCATTACAAAAAATAAATTAATTTTTTTTGTCTAATAATTTGCTAAATTAAAATTTAGTTTAGACCTTTGAAATACGGAAGGAACAAACCTCCAATATAATAACTACAAAAAAATGAAAACCTTAGAAAACACAAAAACACGCAAAGTAAAATCAATTGAGGTTATTTTTTCAAATATGACTTTTATGATTAACGCATCTTGCCACTATTTGGTTGCTGTAAACAATCAAGGTTGGTCAAATATTAAATACACAGCAAGAATTAAAGAAACTGGCGAAGGTATTGGGGTTTGTGGAGGTAGAACTTTAATTAAAAGACAAATGGAATTAATAAATTCAAGACCTGATTTGTTTTTAAAATAAAATAACACCGAGCCGAAGCGGATTCTTCGGCGCCTAAAATAGCTACAAAATGAAAAAATTTATCCCTACAAAATTTGAATTTCAGGTATCAGAATATTTTATCGGATACAAGTCGATTTCAAAACAGAAAAATCAAATCCTTAATAGCAGTAACGCTTATAAAATTTTTGCCCCATTTTTTGAGGAGCATCAAAATGTAAGAGAGGTTGTTTATGCTATGTACCTAAATCAAGCGAATAATTTAATAGGCGTCTTGAAGGTTTCAGAAGGTTCAATTAGTTCTTGTGTAATTGATATTCGGTTGGTGTTAAAGCCAGCAGTTGAATTGCTAGCATCATCAATTATCCTAGCACACAATCATCCATCAGGAACGCTAAAGGCTAGTCATGCCGATATTCAGATTACAGAAAAAATAAAGCAAGGCGCAAAGATTTTGGATATGGATGTTGTTGACCACTTAATTATTACCGATGGCGGGTATTATAGTTTTGCTGATGACGGAAAGTCGCCATTTTAATCTCATTCAATTTAAAATTCATTATAATTATGGAGTCTATAAAAGGAATTTTTATAAATGCAAAAATTCAAGAAGTGGAAGAAATTGAGTTCCCAGTTCGCTATGGAGAGGAGATGGAATCGGTAATGAATAATTTGCGCCAAATGTTAGATTGCGAGTTACCAGTAATAGGCAAAGTTTTGCGATTTAACGACGTCATTTGGATAGATTCTGAAACAGCCTTGAATAATCAGGATTATGGCTTTATCCTTAAAGGCAAGTCATATATCGGCAATGGGGTTATTCTAGGTACAGATATAAATAACGAATCGTGTGATATGACTGCCAGCCCCTTCGATATAGAAGAATCAGTACTTTTTATTAACGGTGATTTATTAAAACGTGTAAATGAAAAAAATGACATTTGATGACTGGTGCAAATACACGCAATTTGGGAGGGATTGCGATACTGAGGAAACGAAAATTTCCGATTTCATAGAAACTTATTCAAAACACAAATATTTACAATTTTTAATCCTTGACAAATGGAAGCACTTAACAAAACTGGACACGAATACTATTCAAAAATGCCAAAGTATATTAGAAAACGATGGTCAAATAATTTTAAAGAAAGTTCAAAAATCTATGGTAGAGTCACGGAATCAAAATTTTTGGATGAAACTTTTGATGGGCACAAAGGATTTATTGTATCATCTTTTAGATGGAAAGACACTAAAGAAGGTATTGAATACTGGCAAGAAATTTTAAATGAAAATTATGATAAAGCTAACAAGATAATAGCGCCTAAAACTTCTATCAATGGCACGATTACATTTATTGCTTTACTTTTCCTATTGCTTGGATTTTATGCTCTTATATGGTCGGCATTCTTTAGAAAAGATAGCCCAATCAGGAAGGCTACTAATCAAAAATTTATAGAAGTCACAGTTTGGGAAAAGCCTGATACAATGGATATGATTTACGCTAACAAAAACTACAAAACAGATGATTAACGAAAGAAAAACTACGGCAATAAATTGGTTTTTAGCCGAAATTGAAAAATTGTATAGAGGTGAATCAAAGTTTACTGCTACCCAAATTCGTGATAAAGCTAGAGAAATGGATAAGGAGCAAAAGAAAGACGCCTGGTATGATTGCTACCACAACGGTATGGAGCATAGCGAGGACGAAGACCCAGCAGAAACATATTTTAACCAAACTTATAAATCTTAATTGCCATGAAAACAATAACTAAATCAGTAATTAGGCTATCAGAGATACCAGAAGAATTTCAAATAGAATTTATTAATTATAAAATTCATACTTATGCAGAATTTCATATTGATGGAGATGAAAATGATTCTTTAGGTTTATGGCTACTTAAAAAGTACCCTACACTAAAACGTAAGATTAGTTTTCTTATTCACATAGATATTTAAGGTAATGGAAAATAAAGGTAAATCATGGCTCATATTGCCACTATTGGCATTTTCAATTAATGAAGATGGAGCAAAGGAAATATCATTTGGATGGCTTACTAACACATGGTGGATAAAATTTTAATGACAATGGAAAAAGAATTTGTAACATATGAAGTTGCATTAACCTTAAAGGAATTAGGGTTTGATGAAGATTGTTTAGCTTTTTATGTTAAATGTGAAGAATCAAACATTTGCATACCAATGTTAAGGGTATCAAAAATTGAAGCTCAAAAAATTATTGATTCTGTAAACAATATTTACAATGCAGAATATATACTTGCCCCACTTAAACAACAAGTATTTAGATGGTTTAGGGAGAAGTATGGGTTTTATCACTTGATTTACCCTGCTGGTGATGATTATGGAAATTTAGTTTTTCGCACAGTAATCAATAATATAAATGTCGGACTAGTTATGTCGTACGCTTATCCAAGTTACGAAGAAGCAGAAAATTTTTGTATTGATAAATTTATTGAACTAGCTAAAAAACAAAAAGATGGCAAAAATTAATAGGCAACAAGTGTATGAAAAGTATGATGGCCACTGCGGATATTGTGGTTCCAAACTTGCAACTATCAAAGATATGCAAATTGACCACATTGTACCTAAATGGAAATATACAGAAGGTTATGTACAAGGAGATATGAATGGAGAATCTAATCTGATGCCTTCATGCAGAACTTGCAATCATTATAAGAGAGGATATAGTCTAGAAGAATTTAGAAAGCTGATGTTAACTCTACATGAAAGAGTGTGTAGCCAATATATTACAAAGGTTGCCATAAAGTATGGTATAGTACATATTAATACATTTGGTGGAAAATTCCACTTTGAACAACAAGGAAATGTCAGAATTTAACGATAGCGGTTTTTTAAACGGCCATGTTTTTCATAGTAGCCCATTGCCTGATAAAGAAAGGCAAAAGGCAATACGCGCAATTGAAGCGGTAATGATAGAACACGATATTATAAAAATAGATGCGTGCATCGACCCATATAGATTTCCACAAAATTTAATAGACCTTAGAAATGAAAACAGAAGATAAAATTGAGCAAGAAAAACCATTGACAGCAGTAGAATGGCTTATTGAAATATTGTGGGCTCCTTGTCAAGGAATACCATCTGATATAATTGAACAAGCCAGACAAATGGAGAAAGAGAAGATAAAAGAAGAATTGATTGGTCTTTTGCAATGGATGAATAAAGTAGCAGAAAATAATCCAATGGCTTTTGAAACAGATTCAGATGATATTGTTCAAATGTACTTGAATGGTTATTACAAATAATGTTATGGCTAGACACGATAAACTATACGCAAACCACCTATTTTGCCCACATTGTAAACACGAACAAAAAGATGCGGTACGACGTTTTGAAAAATCAAATAATCTCTATTCTATCAACTATAACTGCGAAGGTTGCGATACCAAAATTCGAATCATCGAAAATTGCAACGGATTGTACCGAACTGGGAAAACTAGAAAAAAAACCAAAAAAGAAAAAGATGCACTACCCATATAAGATTACAGAGTTTATAAAATGGATGAACCAGCAAGAAATACCATACATCAGGATTCCTGATACGACAAATTTTTTGATTTTAGTTGCTAGCGGAGAGTATCATTATTTGTCAATTGAGTTTAGGTATATGAACGACACATATTTTCAAGAAAAAATGAAGTATTTTAAAGTAAAACGCCACCTAGTAGAATCAACTATGCAGGCAAAAAGCAAGGTCAATAAATATATGAAGCTGACAAATGTCAATTTGTAGATTAGGTAAATTAAAATTTAGTACCGATATTTACATAGTATTCTAAGAGATAATTTTGTAGTTCGATTACAGTCTTGGGGTACGACTTTTAGTTTGCCCCAAACTTACAATTTTTAATCAGGTATAGCAGTCCCGAAAATGCAAATAGTACAAGGAAATGTTCCATCAAAATCGAATTGTTATCAAATAATTCAAATCAGAGACAAGTCAGGAAAAACAGTTCCATCGCTTGGAAAGACTGCCTCACTTAGAGCGTACGAAAAATCATTTTATCTGCAAGCTGGTGTTTATAGAGGCCATAATATCGGGGGTCTTTTTGAGTTCGAGATAGACGTGTACTATCCATCAAATCGTTCCGACCTTGATAATAGCTTAAAGGTAGTTTTAGATTGCCTGCAACATATTAAAGCGATAAAGAACGACAACAACTGTGTCAAGATTATAGCTAGGAAGTTTGTAGATAAAACAAGTCCAAGAATAGAATTTCAAATCAAAACTATATAAAAATGCAAATTTTAAAAATTACTATCGTAAACGAGGTTAACACTTATTTAGAGAACGGCTCTGATGTGGAAATGTTTATTCCAATTGACCAAATTAAAGCTATTTTTAAGCCTGAGGGTGATTTGCCAGTTGTTTTAGTTGGTAATGCGCAATACCGAGGTATTATGGAGCTGGTAACGACACCTACCATAGAGTCATTATTTACTAATACAATTTTTCCTCATGCTAGCGAAATTTTAGCAAAAGCTGAATTGCAATTAGCTAAGGATTCAGATGAATCACAAGATATTATTCCACTTTTAAAAGCAAATGACTAATGGAAATAGTAGCAGGATTTACCCCCCATCCTCGCACTAGTCGCCGTAGAATGAATCGGCCTATTGCCAGTAATCAGTCAAAGTTTATCCCTCAAAAAGGTAGAATTTTGCAGACTTATTCTGAGGTTCAGGAATTGCGGAATAAGCGGAAAGTAAAAGCAAGAAGAATAGGCTTTTTGCAAAAGATTGCAAGAAAAATTCAAAGGATTTTTTTAAAATAATTCAAACTTAAACAAACATTATTATGTCAGAAAAAAAAGGAGACTTAAAGCCAGAAATGTTACAGCCATTAGTTTATGAAACTAATGCTACAAGCGTGACCCCAGAAGAATTATTTGAAGCGGCCAAGCCTTTGATGAAACTTTTAAATGAGCGGTTTCACCCTCATTGTACAATTATAGTTAATCAAAGTTTTACGGAGGTTCTAGAAGGTGTCTGTATGACAAAGAATACAACAGAATTTTTTGTAGATTAAAAATGTTAGTCAGGTGGCGGAATGGTAGACGCTGATTGAAGGAATAAAGTGCTAACCTACCATATAGGATAATGGGACTTTAATTGATATGGTTGCAAACATAATGCAGGCTCGAATCCTGCCCTGATTACCGTACCAAATGTAATAATAGAAGTGTTGGCAAGGTTACATCTGTGGTTGCCAAACCCATACGCTACGGGTCGAATAGGGTTAAGAAATAACTCTAGAAAGCGTAAAAAATAGCGACTGCTGGAAAGAAAGCAAAAAGCGGGCTAATGTAATGGTTAGCATAACAGACTTTGAAGCTGTTCGTATGGGTTCGAATCCCTTGCCCGCAACTAAACAAATACAATCAATATGCCTAGAGTAAGCAAAAAAGACGAAAAAATTGATTTAGCAATAAAGGATACCAAATTGCACCTAGATGACGCTAAGTTGCGGTTACAATTATTGCAACAAGAAATTAAGGTGTTGCAATCAAGGTTAGACACATTGGAAATCATTAAAAACAAAAAATAATGCCAAAAGTAAGCCTAGACTACGACGGTGTTTTATCTACCCCAAAAGGGATTGAATTAGCCAAAAGGCTGATTTCAGAAGGTAAGGACATTTATATTGTGACAGCGCGTAATTCTGCATCTGATTGGAATAGCGGACTATTCAATAGAGCTAAAGAGCTAGGTATAAATCGTGACAAAATTTACTTTACGAATGGTGCTGATAAATGGAAAACGCTGGAGCGGTTAGGTATTATCACTCACTACGATAATAATCAGGAGCAATTAGACAAAATCAGCAAAAATACCAAAACAAGAGCAATCAAGTTTTAAACCATGGTCGGTTGCTAGAGTGGTTATAGGCTAGTCTGCAAAACTAGAGACAACGGTTCAAATCCGTTACCGACCTCAAACATTAATACAAAACGTGATGAGTATAGAAATCAGAAAAATATCGGAAATCAAACCGAACCCACAGAATCCAAGACTAATCAAGGATGACAAATTCAAACGCCTAGTAAAATCGATTCAGGACTTCCCGGAAATGTTGGATTTGCGCCCAATTGTGGTCGATGAAAATATGGTGGTTTTGGGTGGCAATATGCGTTTAAAAGCGTGTACCGAAGCAGGAATTAAGAAAGTACCAGTTCTTATGGCGAAGGGTCTATCAGAGGAACAAAAGCAACAGTTTATTATCAAGGACAATGTATCATTTGGAGAATGGGATTGGGATATTCTAGGCAATGAATGGGAAGAAAAGTTATTAGCGGATTGTGGTTTAGATGTATGGCAAACTAGTGAAGACCCTGATTATTCAATCCTAGAAGACGAAGACCTTTCTACCGAAATGGATAGTATGACTGGCGGGGTAAAGAAAGCAATTCAGATTGAGTTTGAAGCCGAACATTTTGAGGAGGCATCTGAATTGGTAAAACTATGGCGCTCACGTGGTTTATACATTGGTGGATTCTTGATGGAAAAATTGAAAGAAGAAAAACTGAAATGATAGTTTGTATTCCAAGTAGAGGCCGACCAAAGACAAAAACCTATAAGTTATTTGAAGGTAATAACGTCGATGTGTATCATTTCGTTGAGCCACAAGAGGTCGAATTGTATGAATCGAACGAAGTTCCCAATGTGATAAATATCGGGGCTACAAATCGCGGAATTTCATATGTGCGGAATTTTATTTTGGACTTTGCAAAAGCAAAAGGAACTGAATGGATAATGATGTGCGATGATGACGTTACGCGTTTCGATATCTACAAAAACAAAAAGAATTATAAACTTACATTTTCAGAGCTTCTACCATATATTCACAAAGCATTTAAACTGCCATTTGAGATGGTAGGCTTTAATTATAAACAGTACATTTGGGTTGCAGATTCAACTTATTCCGTAAACACTAGAACCGTAGAGCAGTGTGTGTTATTGAACGTAAAAAAGATTTGGTGGCGCTATCGCCCAGAATTTGACCTAAAAGAGGATAGAGATTTTGCACTTCAAACCATAAAAAATGGCAATGGCATATTCCGCTGGAATCGTATTGGTGTTCAAAGCCCTGATATTGGCACAAACGCAGGCGGTTTAAACGATGACTATGCACAAAAACGTGACCAAAAGTCAGCATTACGTATGGTTCAGGAATGGCATCCTTTTTGTGAGCTTAAAAAGAAAAAGGATAGGTGGGATATTAAAATGAAATTGAAAGATTTAGCGATTCATCATAAAAAGCAAGTTGTATGAAAAGGATTGATTTAGTGCAATTAGAGCATAATGTGCAGATTGGCGATGTATGCGGAGTGATTCAGCCAAACATAACCGAAGATTCGATTTTTTACTTCGATGGCACTCCAATCGGGTTTTATATTCGTGACATATCTGTTTATTCAGAACGCGCGTCAAAGTTGGCCCAATTAGCTAACCATGAACTGCGGTCTAATAATGTTCCAAAATCAACCATGAAGCGCTCATCAGGTTTTGGAGATGGAAATAAAGACAAGGAAGTTTTGCAGTATTCGACTATCCTTGGTAGTGTTCCACCTAAGCCACATATGCGTCGACCATACCCAACCATTTCATCAGTTCACCAGGTGAAGTCAGCACAAACGTTTATCAAGGCGATGTTGATGCTTTGTGCGGAAAGTGAACAGATAATTAAGCAACTAACACCCAATATTTACGAAAAGCAATTGGAGATAATTAGCTCGAACGTAGATAAAAAATGGAGGTTCGGTAATTTATTCACATCTTCGATTTCAAACTATAACATATCAGCTCCATTTCATCGTGACGCAGGTAATTTTGAAGGATGCGTGAATGTAATTATCGCTAAGAAGGAAAATGCAACTGGTGGCAACACAACAGTTCCGGATTATGGCGCAACAATGGATTCTTGTGACAACTCAATGTTAGTGTATCCAGCGTGGAGAAATGTGCATGGAGTAACGCCTATTATTCCTACATTTGAGGGAGGATATCGCAACAGCCTAGTGTTCTATCCATTGAAGGCATTTAAGGGCTTGTAGTGGCAAAGAATGAGGCCAAAATCAATACATTTTATAGTGTCTAGTAACGATTGATTAAATGTGAAATTATTGTGGAAAAGAAATACGCAAGAGGAAAACATCCAAATAGCCAAAAGGCATTAACACCAGTCAAAAAAGGCCAGGTATTGAATCCCTATGGGCAACCTCGAAAATACGTCTCTACACTAATAAAAGACGGCTACAAAAAGGCAGAGGTAAACGATACCATCCAAGCCTTGATTTCGATGAATATAAACGAGGTGAAAGCGGTACTATCAAACCCTAATGCAACTGTGCTAGAAAAGACAGTATCGTCAGCTTTATTGAAGTCAATGACCAAGGGAGATTTGTCTTCTATTGAATCCTTGATTAACCGCGTTTATGGTAAACCAAAAGACCATGTCGAAACGAGTGGTAAGCAGGTCATCGAGATTGTAAGAAAGAATGCAGGTAGAGCTTAATCAACTTCATGAGGGTCAGCAATACATCATAGATAATCGAAAACGGTTTAATGTGGTGTGTTGCGGGCGTCGTTTTGGTAAGACAGCCATGGCGGTGGAATTGATTTTAGACGATGAGCTGGATAATGGCGCGCTAAAGGGCCACAAGATTGCATATCTAGCCCCATCATACAAAATGTTAGAGGAGGTGTGGCTTGAATTATTATTCCGTTGCCGTGACATCATCGAAAGCAAGAACGAATCGGCTAAGCGGATAGTTTTGATTACGGGTGGCGTAATAGATTTTTGGTCGATGGATAATATTGACTCAATCCGTGGCCGTAAGTACAAGCGCGCTATCCTAGATGAAGCCTCAATCCTTAATAGTAAAAAGCTAAAAGATATTTGGGAGCAGTCCATTCGTCCGCTCCTAACTGACCTGAAAGGTGATGCTTACTTTCTCTCTACCCCCAAGGGAAAGAAGCATTATTTCAGGGAATTAGCTGAAAATCATAAGAAATACCCTAAGAGCTGGACATTCTTTCAGATGCCAACACTGGCAAATCCATTCATCGACCCCGAAGAAGTTGAAGAAGCGCGCCAAATGCTACCGCCAGTAGTATTCGCGCAAGAATACGGGGCCGAATTTACAGACAAGGTGTCAGATAATCTTTTCATCCAGACTTTCTCAATTGAAAAGCACGTATCGAAAGACCCTATCGCCTACAATCCACAGTTACCAACCTATATTTCAGTCGATTTTAACGTATCGCCATTATGCTGTATTGTGGTACAGATGGACCTTCATTTCCGTTCTATCCATGTGGTAAACGAATACCGACAACTAGATTCGGATGTATATGAGCTATGCGAGTGGATAAAGAAAAATTACGATTCAAGAAGGATATTTATTACTGGTGACGCTGCTGGATTTAACCGTTCGGCATATAGTCGCGCGCATCAGTCGGCATTCCAAATCATTCAGACTGAATTAAACCTAAACTGGTCGCAGGTAAAAACACCAAGAGGTAAACCATCAGGATACGTCAATAATAAACGCCTGCTAGGGAACGCTTTATTCGCTAAACACCCAAATCTATTACTAAGTAACTGCCCGTGGCTGGTGGAGGATTTGATGAACGTTGAGTGTGACGCAATGGGCCAAATGAATAAGAGCCGTGATTCAACTCAATCCCACTTATTAGATGCTTTGCTAGACTTCTTCTTTTCGTGTTGTCAGGGCGCAGTCAAGATGCCTGCTATGCGTGGGGCTTAGATTGTCTAAAACCACGGCTTATAACTAATTTAAAATCAGTTAAATTTACGATTATCAAACCCCCAAAATAATATGTGGAACGAAAAGACAGTTTCAGATAAATCGATAATTTTTATCAACACGAATACGGGAGAAGAAGCCTCCGCATCATTGGTGTATAATCATCCCGAATTAGGACGTTTTTATATGTTCGATTCGATTATGACTATGCCATTCCAGCGGAAATACGTCTTTGACCTTATTCAGCAAAATGAACGTATCGGAATAGAGAAAAAGGAGCTATTGACGCACCTAGAATCTGTCAAAGAGTTCATTAATGAAGGTAAACCAAATGAGGCATTCGGTACGGTAATGTATATTGAATCGAAGCTAAAGGATGGATGGGATTATCAAAAAAGTAGCTTATTGATATGTGCTTTGTTAGTAGTTCAAGAGGGCGAAAACATAAATGGTTTCAATCAGTCCGACGCAGAGGAAAAGATTAATAAGTGGGCAGTAGATTTAACCATGCTCAGTTTTTTTTTGAACTTTGCTCAACTAAGAATAAACAGTTTGATGAACTTTGTAAACAGAAGTTCAAGCACATTTTCGGCGGTGGTATCCCAATCAACGGAGAACCAACCACAACCGTCCTCGGAAAGTTAAACGACAAGCGTGATGAAGACTTGCAGTTGTTTATTCGGAGAGCTACAAACGGAAGTGTAATTGAACGTGATAGATTGCTTGAATATAGCTGTTACGGGTTTTATAATGAGTTAAATTTATTTGTGCTAGAAAACAACAAAGATGCAAAAGGAAATATTCGAAATACAGTTTGACCCTACGAGCTTCAATAGTAATATCGATAAGGCTCTCGCTTCATTATCTAGGCTAGAAACACAATCAGGTGAATCTGCACTAGCTGTTCGCACGCTTGCGGGGTCTGTCGGCGGTGTTTCTTTCTCACGCCCAGTTGGTGAAATTCTTCGCCTAAATACAGCGTTAAGCCAAGTGAATGTTAGCACCTTAAAGCTAGACAATTCTCAGGAAGGTTTAGCTCGTGCTACCCGTTTGACAGAAGTCGCTATGAGAAATTATGGAAAGACTACTCAGGATACTACGGATAAAATCCAAAAGCAAGATAAGGCTACACAGAGTGCCATAAAATCTACTTTTACATTTGGAGAGCGAATCAGGTTTGCATTTAATAATTTAGCTGGAGCGTTAGGGATTACTGCGGGTATTGCAGGAATTGTTTCATTAGGTAGGGCAATCCTTAATACATCAGCAGAGTTTGAAAAATATCGTGCCGTTTTAACGAACACCTTAGGCAGTACAGCACTGGCAAATAACGCATTAGCCACAATCACGGACTTTGCATCAAAAACACCATTTTCAGTTGCTCAATTAACAGAATCGTTTGTGAAATTAGCGAATCAAGGCTTTGTTCCATCAATTAACGAATTGCGCAAACTAGGCGATTTGGCATCATCTACGGGAAAGGACTTTGATATGCTAGCGGAGGCAATCCTAGACGCACAAACGGGGGAATTTGAACGCCTAAAAGAGTTTGGTATCAAAGGCAAAGTAGAAGGAGACAAGGTAACGTTTGCATTTAAGGGTGTCCGCACGGAAATAGATAATAATGCCGAATCGATTCGTAAATATATTGTTGGATTAGGCGATATGAAAGGCGTTCAAGGGGCGATGGAGGCTATCTCACAAACCTTAACTGGACAAGTGTCAAACCTAGGTGACGCATGGGACCAAATGCTGGTCGCTCTTGGCAATAATACAAGGGGGATTTTTACCACATTGATTGAATATTCTGGAATCGTTCTAAATAAGATTACGGAAATTAATAATGAGATGAATGCGCTTAGTAAAGTTGACCCTAATGCTGGTGGCTTTATGTCTATGTTTAGCGCCTGGGATAGAGTGGCAGGAAGGTCTATTGTAAAAAACAGAAAAGCATTACAAGAAATTACATCTGATATTATAGCAAATGCTAAGACTCAGGATGATATTGAAAAGGGAAAAGATAGACTTCGTGTAGTTTATGATGAAAAAAGGGCACAAACAGATAAGCTATATAAAGCAAAATCAAGTGCATCTTTAAATGAATTTAGAAGCAGAGACTACAAGGGGTTAAGACAAGCATACAATGAGCAGATTTTAGCTTTGGATGCTCAAGCAAAACTTATTGCAGACAAGAATAAAAAGTCATCAGAAGGTATATCAAAAGCAAAACAAAAGGAGCTTGATGCCCTAATGAAACTAGAAGAAGCCTACTGGAAGAAACTTCGTGATATGCGTTCTTCTTTGGCGACTTATAAGTTCCAGACTAGCCCAAAATCTGCTGAATCTATTCAAGCAGAATATGCCCGTTTGCTAGAAATTGAGAAGACTGAGATTCAAAAGCAATTTAGCAAGCTAGGCAAATTGAAGGTATTAACTATGCAAGCGGAGGCAGTAAAGATGTCAAAAGCTAGAAGCCAAACCGATATAGATGAGTTCAACAAAGCACAAGCTGACGCTTTAAACGGAATCAATCGCGCAATTGAAGACCAAGAGTTTTCTATTCGAGAAAAGAAGATTGCATTGATGAAAGAAGGTTTTGTAAAGGACAACGAGGCCACTCAGCTAGAATACGATAAGCAAATTAACGCTATCGAAAGAGCTGGAGAAGACAGACTAAAAGCAATTGAAGAACAACGCAAGAGCGGGCTTTTGACTGATTTTAAAGCAGGTCAAGAGCGTATCAGAGTAGAGAAGGAAACGCAGGCAAATATTGAGTTAGTAGAGCAAGATAGCTACGAGAAGCGATTGAAAAACTTACAGAAGTTTTACGAGGATATGCTAGGTATAACCGACGCTGAAAGCGCTAAGCGTGTTGCTAAGGATGCGGAGGCTATCGCTCAAACTGTGTTAAAGGAATCAGAGCGTTACGCCAAAGGTGAAATCACTTATGAGGAATACGAGCGGTCTATTGCAAGAAAGCAGTCCAGCTTCCGAAAAACAGAACTCGACACACAGCTAACTAATCAAGAGCAGTCACTTATGTTATTGCAGGAGAGCTTAAAAGTAGCTGACGATGCAACAAAAACGGCTATTGAGACTAAAATTGCTTTGGCTAAGGAGGGCATTGCTAAGACTCAAACCGAAATCAATACGGCTAACAAAGAATTTACTAGCCCAATTGATAGCCTAATTGGTAAGGCGTTTGGTATTGACCCTAATGACCCCGAATCAACTAAGGATATTGAGAAATTCAAAGGAGCAGTAACATCCGCTATCAGCGAAACTGCTAAGGCTGTAAATCAATCGTTGCAGGCTCAAATTGATGCAGATAACCGTGCAATTGAATCTCAGAAAAGACGCGTTGATGAAGCATCACGGATAGCGTCAGAAGGAAACGCTGAATACCTTCAACAAGAGGAAGAACGTATGCGTGAGCTAGAAGCAAAACGAGATGAGGATGCTAGAAAGCAATTAGCTATTAATGCGGCATTGCAAGCGTCGCAGGTTTTGGTTTCTATTACTGGCGCTTTAGCTAGTTCAGGTGGAGAGCCTATCCAAGTTGCGACTAAGGTAGCTACCATTATCGCCGCTCTTGCGACTGGTTTTGCCTTGGTATCTAGTTTGCAATCGAAAACGCCTAGTTTCTTTGAGGGTACAGATTTTGTGCCACTAGGGAATAATAAAAAAGGACGTGATACTGTGCCTGCTTTCCTACATGAGGGTGAGGCGGTAATTCAAGCTGACAAAAATAAAGCGTATGCGCCTGCAATAAAAGCTATCCGCAGAGGGTTAATTGACCCTGAAATTCTGAACGGATTTGTAACGGGAAGTAAGATGAATCATTTTGCGTTGGGCCAGGCTTTACAAACAAGCTCAAATCCTTCGTTTAAGGAGACGCATTTTATTGAAATGAACGAACGGTTAGCTGGCCTTGAACAAGTTATGCTAGGCACAACGAAAGCGGTAAAACAGATAGGTGTGAATGTTAATTTAGATTCAGATGGGTTTAGCCTTTCTATTCAAAAGCATTTAGACCGCAAATCTAAAATTTGGAACGCATAATGGGATTAATCAAAATTGAAATACGTAAGCATCAGCTCGTAAATAAACAAGGCGAAAACGTTATTATTGATTGCGTTGATAATCAAGGTGCGTATGTGCTAGGTAATGTCGATTCTACTTGGATTGATATTACAAATGATACGTCCGGATTAGATGAGCTAGAACTATACATTAAGCGTCCAGTAAATTCGGCAAAAGCATCCGAGCGTTCGGCTACGGCACAGATTACAATTGCTGGCCCATCTGAAACGCTTGTGATGGAGTGGTTATACGAAACAGCTTGTAGTCAGCTAAATTACTTTGACGTTAGAATTACAGACCTCTCTTGCAATTTGATTTACAATATGTTTTCTCTAAAAGCAGATAACATTGAGTATTGCACGAACGATGGATGTGGAGTGACGCTTCCATTAAGAGAGGCAGACAATGAGTATTTTAAGCTGAAAAAAATCTCAATAATGGATAATCACTTGAAGTGGTTCTCCGAAGACGGCACAAAGGAGCATCCAACATTTTTGGTGACGATTTTGAATCAGATGACATTATTGCAATCTGTTGCGGTAGGTATGTATTTGTTCGTTCAAAATCTTCCAGGTGTTGGCCTTATTGTGGACGCAATCGCTGATATTGAAAAAGCAATCCGCAAATCGTTAGGTATCGGATATTACGCTCCTGCGCCATTGGTTAGAACGCTATTACAGAATATTACCCTGAAAGCGGGATTAACTATGGAAACAATTTTTGACGTCGGTCAAGACGCTGAAAATGATTGCCTATTTATTCCATACGGTGGAGACTACCACCAAAACGATGCTAATAATGGGTCAGGCTCACCGAGTACAAAATACATTTGGGGTAATCGTTATATTTGGTCTGCTGATAAATTCATCGAGGCGTTGTGTAAGGCTTATAACTGCTATTGGGAAATTGGTAATGGTATTTTATACATTAAGAAAAATATTGACCTAACAGAAAGCGAGCCATTTGATTTCCGTGGCGATATTATTGGGAACGTTTGCTATGCCTATAACCTCGAAAAGAAGCCATCCTACGGCAGATACGAGTACGCCAGTGATGCGTCTGATATGTCCTCAAATAGTTCAGCTATTGCTTATAATGATATTGTCGATTTTGATGGCGAAGCTGATAACCCAATTTTGGAGGGAGAACTTGAAAAGCGCTTAGAGTTCGCTAATACTAGCTTCTTGCATGATAGCTTTTCTACTAACCCTTTTATCGAAATTTTCGATACCGCCTACATAATTGCCTACATCTTAGCCGGATTACTTTCTTTTGTTGCCAGTTCATTGATTGCTGGAACAGTTACGGCTACGGGGGCAGTGTTAATAACGGCAGGTGTGGCTTATTTCGTCGCTTCAATAAGCATTTCAGTGGCTGACAAGAAAAACGAATATGGAGAAGATTCTGTTTATGGTGGCTCGATTCGCCTTATGGGAAGTGGTTCAATAAACACTCCTAAATTAATCCGTTATGACGCCGAAAATACATCGATTGGAAATGCTAAAGCCGTGTACGCTAATATCGAGGATATTCAGCCATCTTGGATGAACACGAATAACGTAGCTTACGAAGACCAACCATGGGGGTCTAGCCTGAAAAAGCCTTTCACAAAAGTGTGGAATTACCCTATGTATTTCGATGCAAATTATATCGGAAATATGTATGATAAATACCACGAATTGACCGACAATCCATTCAAAGTTAATATTGGAAATAAAACGCTTACTTTGGTTTTGCCATTATGTTGCGACACTATTGTAACCACTGGTTTAATTGGTGACATTGGGCGTATTGTGGGGCAGGTTGCTAGGGTAAGTGATACAGAGAAAATTTTAGTCGAGGAAGTCAAAGTATCGTACAAGGATATGTACATTGAAATCAAGGGAAAAATAATTTACATCTAAGAAAATGAAACTTTACAAAGGAGAGGGTAATGTATTTCGCGAGGAATTGGACGCTTGTAAAACAGCTAGCCATAAAAAATGCCCATCGTACGCAATACCTATAACGGATGCAACAAAATGGTCAATTAGCTACCAGCTACAACTTAAAGCTGAACCTGCTAGGATAAAGGCTTTTTTCCGTGACTTGTGCACTGAAATGGAGACAGAGATGAAATTCACTACTCTATTATACGCTACTGACCCTAGCAATAATTATTATGCAAATTTCCTAGGGTTAAAAACTTTACCTGAGTACGATTCATTCTACATTTATTTTGAGGTTCGGTACGCCGATAATTCAATTGAACGTTTCTTCTCGCAGGACTTTTTAAAAGAGCGCTGTGACGTTGTCAATGTAATTGAAGCATGCTATTCAGAGCTAGACAATGGCGGGTACGATTCTCTTGGAAACTATATTGGATTGCCAAATGAGGTCATTATGGGTAACGCTGAATTGCGGTACTACCACATGTATCCAGTTCGCGAACTGACGTCTATGTACCAAGGTAAAACCATGACTTACAAGACGCTAAATAATGGCTCAAAGGTTGTAAAAACAACAGCCGAAACGACCTATCAAATTAGCTATGAGGTACTGCCTTATTGGTATGACGAAGAAGTTGCTATGGCCTTTGAAAAGGGTGTAATAACTGTTTTAGATAAGCAATACACGCTAAAAGAATACAAGGCTGAGGCAATCGGAAATCCATCGTGTAGTCGCGTTTATAATACTATCCTAGCATCAGAGGTCAAAATCGTAGCTATGTCTTGCGGTAGCGCTGATTGCCAAACATTCTTCTGTGTTCCGACATCATTTAGCCACACAACTATTTCTCCGTGTTTGGATGGTACAGAGCCTTCGCAAACGGAAGTGACCGTAAGTGGATTACACCCAATTTCGCTGGAAAGTATTTCAAATGACACTGGCGCGTCAATTGTAATTAATGGCCACGAAGAAGATGGGTCATATGTTGATTTTCAATCAATTGAAATTTATAACCCAACTACTCCGGGAACAATCGTAATCACTTATGAGGATTGCAATGGTGTAGCACAAAAAACAATTTATGTAACGGCTGGTGACTGTTGCTGGTTAGGAGACTTAATAGAATTAAATTCATAAGATATGCCAAATAGAGACGTAACAATCCGATTAATGTCGGCAGGAGAGGACGCAAACAATTTCAACATACGAGATAATACTGGTGTGATTTTATTTAGTGGTGTTAGCCGTGAATCAATCATGAGTCCAAGTGGCTTATTGTTATCAGTACCATACGAAACCACATCCCTCACTATTGAATCAACTGGTGTGTGTGCCACAACTAAGACCGTGAACCTAGTTCCAGCGCCACCGCTATTGAAGCGATACTACGAGTTAGTTGCGTGCGATTCAGGATTACCAAATGTTTATACCAAACTACCTAATACCTTGCCTGCAAATCAGTACGTAAAACCTGGACTTACTAACATATTTTATGTTTACCAAGGTGCATTTATTGATTCGTACACAGACCCCTCAAATCTAGATACGAGTGTAGTTCCAACATCGGGTGTAGGATGCCCATAAACAAAATAATCTATGACAAACGAGCAAGAATTAAAAGTTGAAGCGATTAGGAAACACTTCAATTCAACAAATATGAGAATCAGTGATTTTTGGACTGAATTCTACGAATCATACGGTTACAATAATAGAACTGGGTTAAAGAAACTTTGCATAGTAAATAACATTACTGTTAGGGAAAGAGCTAAATTAAGAAGCATAAGTAATGGCGTAAAGACTGAGTTCGGTCTTGATGAATTAGATGATTTTGGTATAGCGCCTAGTATTGGAAAAGAATATACTAGTTTGCAACTACCAAGCGAATTAAAGCGCATTGGAATCCTATCTGACATTCATTTTCCTTATCATAGCGTAGAAGCATTACGGACTGCGATTAAGTATTTGCGTGAACAAGAAATCGATTGCCTTTATCTGAACGGTGATATCTTCGATTTTTACAGCATCAGTCGTCACGAGAAAGACCCTGATATGCGCGATTTTCCGAGAGAGGTTGAGATGAATAAAGAGTTTGTTCAGAAGCTACGCAATCTGTTCCCTACAATACCAATTTATTACAAGCTAGGAAATCATGAGAATCGTTACGCAAAATCATTGCAAGTAAACGCAGAGGAATTTGCTCAGATACACGAGCTTCAATTCGATATATTCTTTGGTTTTGATAGATTGGATTTCAGGATAGTAAACGATTGGCAGGGAATGGAGATGGTTGATTTGCTGGTGCTTCACGGCCACGAGCTTTATGGTGGTGGCGGTGTGAACCCTAGCCAAAACTTATTCAACAAGACCATCTGCAATACGCTTATTGGACACGTTCATCGGACTTCAAACACTACCAAAAAGACTGGATTCAAGAAATTTATCCATACTTATTCTACGGGATGCCTTACGGTTTTAAGCCCAAAATATATGCCATTCTCACAGCACAATCATGGATTTGCTTTGGTAGAAATAGAAAATGGGATTTCTAAGGTTAAGAACTTGGTAATCAAGGATGGTAAGGTATTGTAGTTTTGTCGATAAGCACATATTTGTAGTTAAAAAAATAGCCATATATTTGTATTGTACATAGCGGTACTGATGGCAATTTTCAACTTTTAAACAGAAAAAAAATGCCGATTAATTATTCAAATTTCGTGGATTGTGCTGGCGATACTTGCGTTAAGGTAACGTTGCCAGTTAAGTCATCTCAGGCGTGCGATTGCACTACTTGGGGAGGTCGTATTAACGACTTGTATTTCATCGATTGTTCAGAAGAAGTTTCTGCTGAAAATTTAATCGATACCGCTTGGTGGACTGCATTAAAAGCTGATGACAAGATTTTCAACTTAGGTGTTGGAATCGGTGGTTATGCTAAGAAAAATGCAATCACTTTTGACGCGGGTGGATGTGGAGTTCCTACAATTCAGGACATCGAATGGGCTTTAACATATCAGGTATTCTGTATGGATAAGTCTTCTGCTATGTACACTCACGAGTTTGCGAACGACTTAATCAATGGTGGTTTAAAGAACTACAACGTGATTGCTCGTTTCTGCGATGGAGACAACATGATTTTACCAATTGGTAAGGTATCGTTATCAGATTTCAACAATGAGTTGCCAACTGATATTACTGGCTTTATGTCGTTCTCTTATGAGTTCTCTTGGAAATCAATGGTAGTTCCGACTCCATTAGAGGTTGCAGGCTTACAAGCAGTATTGCCAAAAGCAACAAGATAGTAGTTTGTTTGTGTTTGATGAATAATGAAAATGGGGAGGGGTTATGCCCCTCCTTTTTCACTTTATAGAGATATGGATTTAAAAATTTACGATATTGACACCGCCAAAGAAATTGCGGATAGAGTGTTAAATGCCCAAGGAGAAATCCCGCAGTACAAGGTTCATTATTTTGAAAAAATCAAGAAGCAACTACAAGTACATACTGAGGGAAAAATCTTCACAAAGGTTATTAACGTATTTAAAAACGAGGAGCAAGAATCAACTAATTTCGTTGTTGACACCTATGAGTCAGTGACCAAGGGGTCAATATGGCGAGGTATCGATAATATTGCTAGAATCTTTAACAACACTGGTTTTAATATTACTGGTGATAAGGATACTATTCAAGCATTAAGTGACTCGAATTTCTTCAATGATTATATCGAAGATTTTATTGGCACTTCTACCGCAAAAGACCCAAATTCTGTTCAGGTATGGATAAAGAGGGGTAGTGGTGAAGAATCAGGAGAACAATTGTGGGAGTCAGAGTTTATTGAAACGCAGTTTATCAGATTAATTAATGACAATGAAATTGCGTTTATTGACGTAGAAAATAGCGATTACACTATTGAGGTGGATAAGTCATATATTGGGGCCACAAATTCCGTATATGATGATGCAAATCGTAGAGTAACTAAATCATATTTTGAGGGTGTTAAGTATAATTTCGGTGACAAAATCCGGATTATTTATATCAGCAGAAATCAATACATTCAGATTGATAAAAAGGGCAAGGAGGCAGAAGTTACAATTGAGAATTTTCCTAACACATTGCGCCACCCCTACACCTGCACTGGTGTTCAAGAAATTGCAGAAGGCGTTTATGATTCAGCGGTAGCACCTTTTATTCCATTTGGAAACCATGCCTTGATTCAGCACCGCACGTATCGTTCTGTCGAGGCTTTATTTGGTTACCCTCGTATGTCGGAGGTGGAACTACCTTGCGAGAATTGTGTTCGTGGTGAGGAGGCTTGTGATATTTCAGATGAATATCCAACTGGTTTAAAAACCTGCTCTAAATGTAAGGGTACGGGTAGTTTGTCGTTACAATCTACATTTAAAATTTACAAACGTAAATTATTCCCTGATGCGCCAGAATTAAACGCAAATATCAAGCCCGTTGAGTTTTTTACACCTGATTCAGCTATTTTGCAATACAATGCTAAGGCGTGGAAGGAAACCTTGCAAATGGGCGAGGACGCTATCTATATCCAACAACGTGTTGAAACGGGTAATGTGGAGTCTGCAAAGTCTCGTGAAAAACAATTGGAGTCAATGTATTCTTGGTTGGGCCGTATTTCTAGTGTGATTTACAATAACATCCAGGACGCAATAAACAATTATTGTGCTATTACTGATTCGGGGATTGCAACGGTAGAAAAACCGATGTCTTTTGCAATTATGTCGGAGCTAGAAGCGTTTGATTATTTGAATAAAATTGTCACTACCGATGCCCCTATTTTTATCAAGACTAGCCATATTGAAAACTTCTTAAATAAGTATATCTCAAAGACGTCAGCAGTGATTAAGATTGTGGATATATTGAAGCGTGTTGACCCATTTGTTTTTTATACCCAAGGTGATTTACAAGCGTTATCAGATAGCGGTGTGATAAATGACCAAGACTGGAGAGTACACGCTTATGCGTTTCCGTTATTGATGCAAATGTACACTCGTGACCCTGAAATGCTTTTAAAGGATTACAATACAATTGAGACTCAATTAATGACCTCTATTGATGCCAAAGTAAAACCAAAAGCAATTGGAATATCTAGCGACCCCAATGACCCAACTACAAAGTTGCGCGGTTCAGTCGGTGGTATGTACACTATGATTCAAATTGCAAAATCTGTATCTGATGGTACCTACGATTTAGAAGCCGCTGTTGCTTTGGTAATGGATAGATTTGGATTAACAGAAGATGAAGCTAAGAAGCAATTAGGAACACCAAATCCTGCTCCTACCGTTTAAATAAAGTGCAATGACCTACGAGGACATTTATAGCAAGATTAGTAATATAGGTACTGATAATTTCAATATCAAAGATGTTGAGAAGATATTGCTAAATGAAATTTTGGCTAATCTGCGCAAAGGGTTAAACACAAGTGGGAATAAAATTACTGGTTTAAATACAAACGCTGGCAGAATTATTTCAGATTCTATTCGCGCTTTATATGAAACTAACCAGTACAAAAATAGCCTTGCAAGTTTATTGTCAGACGTGCAAGGCTTAGGTATTAGCAAAGTTGGAGTGTACGCTGGCGATGGCCTAGAAGTGGCTATTTCTGACCTATCAGAGGCTCAAAGTGTAGCGTATGATAGTTTGCTTGACTCGCTGAACGAAAGTGGCTTAAATCAGAAATTTAATCAGCCCATCCGACAGCTTATTTACCAAAACGTCAGAGATGGCGCAAGCCAAACTGCACTCGAAAAATCGATACGTGCTTATGTGCTAACTGAAAAAGGCGCAAAATCTGAATTGTACAAATACATAAATTCGGTGTCTATTCAGTCGGCAGACGCTTACTCATCTGCTATTGACCAAGAAGTTTACACTCGATACAAAACACGAGTGACACATATCAGGGTGGTTGGGTCTCTTATTGAAACAAGTTCGCGCCAGTGTCGCAGAGCTGTTTTGGTTTATGACCGCGAAATACCAATCGATAAATTGGATGAATGGATAGCGTACGCAAAAGAAAACGGAGCGAATAGTTCGCTTAATAAAGATAATTTGTCAAGTCTTAAAGCTCATTACGGTTGCAGACACCAATTTGTTCCCGTAATTTTAAATAACAAAAAATAGATATGGAGTGTTTAAATAACCTTTTGAAAATCCGTGATTATTGCGCGCCTTCTGAGAATGGCCCATTCATCGGTGATTTTGTAGATGTTTCTACAATTTTGCTTTCAAATCTAGCTAACGCAGAGGAAATGACTGGCGCTGAATACGGGGCGAGATTAATCTCCTCAGCTATTGAGCAAGTAAAGTCTGATATTCAATTGTCGGCTTCGGACGGGTATTCTGTGCGTGATGAAGTGTATCACCTAATTTCGACACACAAATTTTCGGGAACGTACAATAATTGGGGTATTTCATTGTCTAATTTTTTCCGTTCTAGTTATTCTAGTATATACCTTACTGAATTAAAGTTTAAAGCTAGTTTTACTGGGCCGTTCACTATTGTTCTTGATGATTTAGCTGGACAAACAGAATTGCCTGCCGAAGCTATTGCTGGGCAAGAAATTACTATTCCAGTTGAATATTCTACGAAGTCAAAAACACTTCGAATTTATGCTAAGGAATCAAATGCTACGTTTGCGGTATTAACTGGCGTGTCTTCTTGTGGGTCTTGCAACGCAAAGCGCGGAGTTCATTTAGGTATGCAAGGATTTAATCGTTTAACGAATCACCCTCAGGCATCAGGATTTATTCCCAAGGCGCATATTGCGTGTAATATGGACGATATTATGTGTATCGCCATTATGAGAAATAAAGCTTTATTTTCTAAGGCAATCGCATATAAAGCAGGTGCGTTAGCTTACACTCGTTTATTATTGACTACCCGTTTAAATGATAGCACTTTAAACATAAATGAGGAAGTGGCAACAACATACCTGAATACATTGGAAGCAAAATATCGCGAGTTGATGTTTGGGTCTGCTCAGGCTTATGGAAACGCTAGCACAAAAGGTATTGTAGCTGTTTTGCGCCAATCGTTGCGAAACATGAATGACCAATGTGTGGTTTGTTCGTCTCAAATTTCGACTTCTACCGCAGTATTTTAATGAACGATTTGCAAAAGATATTGACCCGATTGCGCGCGTGGACTGACTCGTCTGCCCCGATTGACAATATCGTGCAAGGGATGAATCAGGGTAAATCTGCAATGCAAACACGCATATTTAATTCTGAACAAGGGGCAAAAGATGTAGCTGGACGTGGTCTTGGTGCGTATTCTGACCCATACAAGAAATACCGCCAAAAAAGAGGTCGCCAAACGGCCCATATTGACTTAGAATTAACTGGCTCTTTGCGTAGAGACATTAAGGTCGTTCAGGAAAATTCAAAGGTAGCTATCGCTGTTCCTTCGACTAATGAAAGGGCAAAAATTGGGTATATTGAAAAACGTTTTGCAACCACCATTTTTGATTTGCAAAAAGAGGAAAAGCAAGAGATAATGGATGTTATTGAATTTAACTTTGCACAAGACATTAAAGAAATAATCAATGGAGTTAATTAGCGAAATTGCAAAAGGATTATGTCCTATTTTTGGCAACGTATATGAGGCAGTTCTAGAAACAATAGATGGCTTCAAAATGCCCGTATCATATAAGGGCGCTGATTATAAGTCATTATTGCCGAACGACACCGAAAATGAAATCATTTATTTGCGTGAGCTTTCTGATTCAACAGTGACTCCAATTGATTTGGGTGGTTGCCAAAAGGCTTTATTTGTCGATACAAAAATGCGTTTAGTGTTCTATTCAAAGCAAGACTATGATACATTTGTAATGACACAACGGTTTTATACAGCATTAGGAAATTACCGTATTCAAATCGATTCAATTATTCGTAATGTGGATACGCTGTTTTACCAAGAGTCAGGCAAAAAAAAACATATTCGATTGAAGAATGTAGGGTATTTTGCTATCGATTTTTCAATTAGAAAGGAAATTAATAAGTGTGAACTTTTAGATGATTGTGGAAATGAGCTGTAACAAATGTATTTTGGATTTATGTAGCATTGATATTTGTGGCAACGCAGGTATCTTAAAATTGCCATATACGATTTCGGTTCCAGGTGATTATACTGCCTCCCTAGATTTTCAAGGAGTAAAATTACAAAGCACAGTTACATTTGAAATTGGAGAAACTTTGCAATTCAACCTTACTAATTTAAATGAAAATTACTGCTATACTGGAGAAATTCTTGACCCATTAGGCGCAAGGGTTTTGATTGATTCAGCAGGTACACTATACGGTGGCTTTTCTTTCTGTACTAATCAGATAAGAATACCGTTTAATTAAAAACTAAAATGCCCCCAATTTTAGAAATACTTGGTTTGGTTGGATTATTTCGTATTGCTATATACGCAATCGGAGACCCATCATCAGAATATAATCCAAAAGCGATTCTAGCAAAATACACCTATGCGCTTTCAAAGGCTAGGCTAAATTATTTGCGTGTGGTATTGCCAGCTAACCATACCATTGATGGTGCCGAAAAATCAATGTCTGACGAAATAATCGAAAAAGAAATACAGATGGCATTTACGGTGAACGAATGTTTGCCCGTTGCTGGTTTTTTGAATATGGTCGGATTTTGTTCAACATGCACGTCAGTGTGGTTTTTTGCATTTACATATTTATTACCGCATATTTTTTCATCGGGATATTACGATGCTTTGGTAGGATACGGTATCTGCCTATTCGTTTCCCGATTCACGTTTAAATACCTTTAAAATGGAATTAGTAGAAAAGTTTGCCCCCTCAAACCTACCAAATCTAATTGAAACAGATTTTGTAGATTTAAAAAAAGAAGACATTCAGCTTCTTGCCAGTGTTTATCCAATAATGCAACCCAAATTATTGATTGCAAAGGTTGGAACAGTTGCACCAAAATCGCCAGCCACATATAAGTCGCTGTACAGTTTATTGTTTTCGGGCCACAAGTTCTATATTGCTGGAACTATGTTTGGCAAGCCAAAAGAAGTTATTGATACTGAATCAGATATTAAGATGGCACAAGCTATTGCCACAGATGATTTTGTTGCCCCAGAAGGCGATATTTTTCAAGATAAGACAGAATCACCAGCTACGACAGTAGAAGCGCCTCAAACAAAGAAAGAAGCGGTTCAGCGTAAGCAGAAACCTGGAAGAAAATCAAATAAAAAATAACCCCCATAATTATGAGTTTAGAAACCCTAGTAAAAGGTCTTGGATTGACCGACGAAGACATCACAGCGTTAAGCGCGGATGGTGCAGACTTAACCCCGATTCAGCAAAAAGTAACTGACGCAGTTAAGGCTAAAATTTTAGAGGATGAAACCTTTTATACCACACTAGACAAAGCACGTTTACCAAAAGATTGGTTTGATGCTAAATTTAATGAGGGTGTGAATAAGGTTGCAGGAATGGGAAAGTCAGCCATTGATAAGCACTTTGGTTTAACATCAGAGGACAAAGCTACATTTTCAGATGAAGAAATTAAGGACATCGCAAAATACACGGCCAAGGCTACTGCTATCTATAAGAGCAAAATTGGTGGAGATAATAAGGACGTGTCTTCTTTGCAAGATGAAATCATTACATTGAAGCAAGAGCTAGATGGCCGTTCGGCAGAAATCACAACTCTTAAAGAGAAATTTGATTCTGATTTAGCTGAGAAATTGACCGCAAAAGAACTTGAAACACTTTCTTTAATTGAGGCGTCTCAATTGCAGGCTAATGTTCCAGTGCCTATCGGCATTATCTTTGACAAGGCTTTTGCTAGTGTAAAATCCAAATATAGCGTTGTCGTTGAAAATGGTATTGCTAGTGTTCGCAAAAAAGACAACCCTACATTCAAAGTAGAGAAGGCTGATAAGTCAGGTCACATGGAGTTAAAAGATGCTTTAGCTGAGGCATTTAAAGAATTGCAATCTTGGAAAGAGGTAACTCCTGCGGGAGCACCACCAGCAGGTAAAACTACTGTAACGATTGACCCTAGCAAATCTACGCAATCGGAGGCTTTCAAGAAAAAGCAGGCAGAAGAAGACGAGTTCTTTAAATAATTGGTAAATATAGGTTTAGAGATAAAAACCCCTTTCTGTGTCAGATTGGGGTTTTTTGTTTTATTTTTAAAAAATAATTGTAAACTTTTTTGTTAAAAATTTTGGCTAAATTAAAATTTAGTTGCAAATTTGAATATCCAATCAAATGAATGGTGGCTATTAAACAACTACAAAATGACTAGTATTCAAGAAAGACTCCTTGCGCTTACACCAAAGGAGAAAACGCATTACAAAAATTTCATAACCCTGCTTGAAAAAGCATTTGACCTAAAAGGTGAAGAAGCTAAGCACGAAGCATTGAAGCGTGTGGAGGCTAACCGAAAGACTACTAAAATTCGTTCTACTAAATCGCTAAATATCAGATAATGGAAAAGCCTATCACAATTAGACAATACAGAGACTTATTAGTCTCAAAAGGTTTCAAAGTAACTGACAGAGATGAAATGACAAGTTGGTTCCTATTTGAGAAAAACGGAATCTTAGGGTATTGCCAAAAAGATAGTTTTTTTGGCATAGGTTTTTCATCCGTAAATAAACCGCATCACGAATATGGGGTAGGCACGGTTATATTTCGCCACTTAGTAAACCCAACAGTAGATGACGCAGAAGAAATTGTTAAACGCCAGTTGTCTCATTTTAAAAGCGTTCCATACAAAAGTTTGGAGGAATACATCAGCTACCAGACAAATACGTGGGCAAAATACAGAATAATTTATCCGCAATAATTTTGCTAAATTAGAATTTAGTTTTATATTTGTAAATCATTAAAATCAAACCTTATGAAAAACAAGATTAAGCAATTCATCGAAGATTACGAGCCACAAACAGTTATTCTTATTATTGCATTGTCAATGATTTTATTCAAATTAATTCACATTGCAAATACAGAGATATGAGCGTAGCTGGAAGCATTTTTATATTTATGCTAGCCACCTTATTTTTGCTTACATTAGCAATTGGGTTAGTAGCGTCATTTTTACTTATTATCGAACAATTAAACAACCAACCAGAAGATGTCAGAGACAAACAGTACCACTAAAGGGGAAATTCAAAGCCTAGATGATTTAGCACAATTAATTTTTCAATGGGCGTTAGACCGAAATTTGCTAAACAAAGAAAATGTAAAATCTCAGATGCTGAAAGTAGTTGAGGAAATCGGGGAGACTGCGAGAGCAATTAATAAAGGAGATATGCTAGAAACAGTAGATGGAATTGGAGACTCTTTGGTTACGCTATTTATTCTATCATTTCAGTTGGGGTTAAGCCCTCAATTTTGCCTTTCGAGTGCTTACACGGAAATTGCAAATCGTAAGGGAAAAACTATAAACGGAACGTTTATCAAAGAGTAAATTAATTAATAGCCATACAATTTAAAATGCCTCGATTTTGTCGGGGCTTTTTTTTGTCAATAAGGGGATATTGTATGTTTCAAAAACCTACATATATTTGTACATCAATCTGGGTTTTAGCAGTCACCCGAAAAGGCTAAAAATAGCAGGCAGTTCAAAGCCGTAATTTGAAAAACCCAAAATTACATTTTTTCACTTTGACGTAAAAGTCATTAAATCATATTGGTTATGCCATTAGTAAATCCATCGAGCTTTGCAGGTTGTGCACCTCGCACCGCTCAATTAGCAGATTATTTCGGTAAGCAAGTGCCAGCAGGTCGTGATTTCGGCTCTCTTTCATTCTTGCAATTTTTGACTTCGGCTCAAAACACATCAGGTGTTCGTCGTTTGTCAGATGACGTTGTTGGTGTTCCAGGCAAAAAGCGTGGTGTTAAATTAATGTTCACTACTCCATTGTGTGTGAGCGTTTGTACAACCACTTTTGATTGCACTGACACTAAGGGTTCGGTTACTCCTGCGGTTCAATTCGCTGAGTTTGATATCGAAAACGAATATCACGTATGTACTGGAGAAGGTACTCCATCTGCATTAACATTCACTGACTCTGAGTTTGCTCAGTATTGTGAATTAGATGACGAGTCTTTCTTACAAGCTCAATTCGCTGAATTTGACATGTCAATGTTCAAGGCGTTAGACAAGGAATTAGTTTCTTTATTACGCACGCAAATTAACGTGGCTAATGATGTAAATTTCCCTTTCTTAAAGGTAAATTCTACAACTGGTCACCGTGCTTTATCTGACGAATGGTTATTCTGGATTTCTACGGAATTATCTGAAAACCATGGTGTAGATATTATGGATGTTGTATTGTTCGGAGGTCGTATGATTAAGACAATCCAGCAAAAATACAAGTTAGCGACTGCTTCAACAGAAGGTTTTGATTTATCTCAATCAACTGGCGAAGTTCCTGCTTTGTATTATGACCGTAACTTTGATGTTTCATTCGGAACGAATGCTATCGTAGCAATTCCTTTGAAAGCATTACAGTTGGTAACGTTCAACAAGTATGTTGGGGCGAAAGCATTCCGTGGCGAAAAGGATATCAACTTCACAAAGGTGATGCCATTAGGTAACGGTTCTAACATCACTTTTGACTACCAATGGCGTCGTGATGTTGAGTGCGCTGGCTACTCATATTTCCCTAGCATCTATGCTGAATTAGTTAAGACTGTTTCATCAGGATGTGCAGGTGCAAACGCTGACGGTTTCGTAGTGTTTACAGATTGTGGAACTAACGAGTTGCCAATTTGCGACTAGTAAGATAATGCCTTAGTACCGCTATGTATAGGCTTAAAGTGGGCGGGGTAACACCTGCCCATTTTTAATTTACACCCATTATGAAAATTAGCAATCACTTAGACTTGTCGGAGCTTATTAGCTCAGATTCTGCAAAAAGAAACGGAATTAGCAATATGCCAACTGATGCGCATTTAGCAAATTTGCGTGTATTAGCAGAGAAGGTATTTGAACCAATTCGCGAGCATTTTGCGACACCTATATATATTTCCAGCGGATACCGTTCGGAAGCATTAAACAAGGTGATTAAGGGGGCAAAGACTTCACAGCATTGCAAGGGTCAAGCGATTGACATAGATATGGATGGCGCAGATAGCGGAGTTACAAATAACAAAATTTTCCATTGGGCTAAACAGAATTTGAAGTTTACCCAATTAATTGCAGAGTTTCCTGACGCAAACGGGAATTTGGGATGGGTGCATATTGGATATGATGCACAAAATTTAAAGAATGAAATTATAATTGCAGTAGGCAATAACAAATATGTTCCTTATAAAGGGAACGAAAAATTAGTAAAATGAGCAGTATTTTAAATCAGGTCGATGGAGTTTGTTGCAACGGAATCACAATTAATTGTGATATCACAGGGGCTACAAATAATTTGACTGATTTAGCTGGTGAGATTTTACAAAAGAATTGGGGTAGCAAACTTACCTGCCCTGACGCTACAAATCGAGCACAGAGCCTTAATCATAGGACTTTGGGGTATAACTACCCTACGGCTATGAACGGGGCTACAATCGAAGCGATTAGCCTATCAGGAATATCATTAGGTTTTGGGTTTTAAAAGATAGCATAGAATGGCAAATACAGATATAGTAACTAGGGAAGACATTGGTAATGGTTTAGCGATTAACGCAAATAAATTAGAAGCCGATTTCACCAAAGTAGCAAGTAAAAATGACTTGTTATTGAAAGCTGATTTAGTTGGAGGAAAAGTGCCTGCTAGTCAGTTGCCATCTTATGTTGAGGAGATTGAAGAATATCCATCTCTTGCATCATTCCCTATAACTGGGCAATCTGGTATTTTATATTTAGCGTTGGACAACAACAAGCTATATCGTTGGTCAGGAACTACCTATGTTGATTTGAGCGCTTTGGCAAACATGCCTGATTTTGTGCTTAACGAAGATGCGGTTCACAAAACTGGTAACGAGACCATTGGTGGCATAAAAACATTCACATCGCCAGTTTATGCGGAAGACGGT